GGCGCGGGCCTCGATCAGGTACTTGTACTGGTTGTAGTCGATGTCGAAGTCGTCGAAGAACGACACCTCGCCGCCGCGGTCGGCGCCCATCGTGTAGTCGATCAGGTTGACGATGATGCCGACCAGGTCCGGCTCGTCCTCCATGACCTCGACGGCCACGACCTTGGAGACGCCCAGCTCGGAGGCCAGGTCCGACGCCGTGCGGTAGTAGCGCCGCCCCTGGTTGTCGCGAGCCAGCAGCATCTGGGTCATGACCGGCAGCGTCGTGTAGAACGCCGGGACGCCGGAGCCCTTGTAGTAGCGCATGGAGTCGAGGATCTTGTCCACGAGGTCCGTCTTGCGCAGATCGCCGTCGACGTCGACCGTGATCGTCGCCGCGTAGAGGTCGTCGTCGTTGAGGATCGAGCGGATGCCCGCGCCGTCGGTGGCCCCTGCGGGGTCGCGGATCTTGTCGTCGTCGTCGATGTCCCGACCGTCGCCGATCAGGACGGCCCTGGCGATCTCCTCGTCCAGCATGAGGCGCATCTCGCCCTTGAGCCACAGCACCACGTCGAAGTCCGTGATGTCGATGATGTCGTCGCGGTCGAGCTTCTGCTTCTTGTAGACCGTGCTCGGCGTCGTGACACGCTTGACCAGGCCGAAGAACTCCTCCTTCTTCAGCGTGCCCTTGATGTAGCCCTTGGCCCGGGCCTCGCTGTGGGTGATGTCGGCCGTGATCGACTTGATCCGCGAGAACGGGCTCTTGCGGATCGACCCGAGCACGTCGGAGACCCACTCGGTGCGCCGCTTGTCGAAGTCCGGCGTGTCGGTGATCGTGCGTGCGTCCGGGAACAGCGTGTCGATGTTCTCGATGCCGTGCTTGAAGGCGTAGTCCTCGACCGCCTCCTTGAGCGAGCCGCGCTTGACGGCGTCCGCGGCGATCCCCTTCATCGCGTCGTGGGAGAGCACGGTCCGAGGCGCCGAGCTGCGCTCCTCGTTCGCCTGCTCGAAGACGTTGCGTCCGCTCATCTCGTTCTCGTCCTTGTCCTCGTGGGTGGCGCCCTCCTCTTCGGAGGAGCTGGTCTCGGTGCTGCTGTCGGAGGTCGCGCTGCTCTCGAGAGCTGCGCCCACCATGTAGTGGACGACCTGCTGCTGATCCGGGGACATCGCGGCGTAGACGTCCTGGACGGTCTGCTCCTCGCCATCGGCGTGAGCGACCTCCGTCTCGGTCTCCGTCTCCGTCTTGTCCTCGGTGTCCGTCTCGACGGCGGGGCCGTCGGCGTGCTCCAGCTCGAGGCCGGTGTAGATGATCGCCTCGTCCGCGACCATGTCCACCGAGCCGTCCGAGTGCGCGATCTCGATGTTGTCGATCAGGGCACCGGGATTGGCGCCCGCCAGGACCAGCGAGACCTCGCGGATGATGCCGTGAGAGACCTGCTTGGCCCTCTCGACGAGCTGATTCGCGAAGATCGACAGTGCCGAGATGTCCTCGTGATGCACCAGCGTCTTCGCGTTCTGGGCCTGGGTCGTCTTGTTGAAATACCCGTAGACGTAGACCCCCTGCTTGCGGTTCTCCAGGATGCCGTGGCCCAGCACGTTCTCGGGCGAGCTGTGCCCGTGCTGCCAGACCAGCGGAACCCGATCTCCGTCCTGGTGCTCGAAAGCACCGGTCAGGATCGTTCGCCCGTCCGAGCACTTGAGACCGAACTTCGTGGCCCAGCCACTGAAATCCGGCTTCTCGGCCGCAACGGCCGAGTGCATCAGGCTGTTCTCCGGCGAAGAGTCACCGAAGTCCAGTCGGGACTTTGCTCCCATTTTGACTGTCCTTTCGTCTTCTTGGATCTTCGGCGCCTTTAGAGCGCAGCGAGCTTCTGTTTGGCGACCGCGATCTGTCCTCTCACCTTGGTGGCCAGAGCCTTGAGGTCAGAGAGCGAAGCTGACTTCGATCCCGACTTCTTCTTATCCTTGGAGGAACTTCCGCCGCCAGACGTGTTGCTGGCTTCCTTCGCCTTGGTCTTGATCTCCTGCTTGTGCTTGTCGCGATACTTCTCCGCGTCGCGAGCAGCCTTGGCCTTCTCGGCCGCAGTCTTCGGCTTGTCCTTCTCCTTAGCCGAACGCTCCTTCTTGGCCTTGGACTTTCGATTCTCGCTGGCCTCCTTGTGCTCCATCTCTCGAATCTTGGCTTCAAGTGCCGAGAGCTTGGCGGACAGAGACTTGATGCGAGCGGCCAATTCCCGCTTCTGCTTGGCCTTGGCCCCTTCGTGGCGCTGGGCGTTGGCCTTGGCAAACCCCGCTGGCTGCTCCCCTGATCCCGGCTGTCGACCCTTGAGCTTCTTGTGAAGCTCGTAGTACTCGTGGGCCTTGACCGGATCGTAGCCTGCCATGAGGTGCTGGAGATCGGTCTCGGTGGGCGTCAGCATTACCCACCCGCCAGTGCCGCGTCGATCTCCGCTTCGGAGGTGGCGAGATCACCGTTCAGCGCGTCCACCGCGGGATCCGGTTGATCGTTGGGATCCGGTGCGTTGGGATCAACTCCGGTATCACCCTGAGGCATGTTGGAGTTGATCAGCTTGTCCGCCTTGGGCTCTTGCGAGGGCTTCATGCCGATGGCCTGTCGGATCTCGTTGGACGAGGTGATCTCGTTACGAGTGAACTTGTCGGCGATGTCGGCAATGCCGCCTTCTCCACCGATCGGGACGAACTTGAACGGATCCCGGAAATACATGATCGACTGGCCCTGCGTACGCGCGGTCTTGGTGAGGAAGGTCCGAAGCATGGCCTCCACGATGGCATCGAGCATCGGCTCGATCGTGCGCGCGTAGTAGTTCAGCATGACCTTCTCGTCGGCCGTGCCGTTCATCACTTCGGGAGTGATGCCCAGCTCCCCGTAGAGCTGCGTCTTCAGCTCCTGGATCTGCGGCAGAAGGTTGTTCTCCACCGGCCGGTTGAGCTGAGTGATCTTCTCGGTGCCGTCCGTGTAGGCGATGCCGTACTGGCTGCCCTTGAGCTGGAACTCGATGTCCTTGCGCCGTTGTTCCGCTTGCTGACGTCGCGCTTCGGACTTGATCACGTACGGAAGCTGGATGATCATGTCCAGCTTGCCCGCCGCCGACTTCTCGTCCAACTCGTCGAGAAGATTCAGCTTGCGGATGAGCCGCTGAAGTGTCGAGTTCGGTTCGTTCATCACCGAGTACAGCGGATTCTCGATGATCGCCACCATCTTCTTCTTCAGCGTGATCTCCTCACGCATGCCTCGTGCCTCGTTGTAGACCGAGACTCGCACATGTTGAGGAAACCACGAGGTGACGCGGCCGACACGCATGGTCTTGATGTCGTAGCCCCCCGACTCCTCGGGAGACAACGTGGTGTCCACCGGGACGATGACCGCAACGCCTTCGTCCATGACCGTCATGGCAATGTCTTGCCGGAACGCTCGGCCTGCCTGGTCAACGTTGGCCTCGAGGGTCAGACAGCTGTCGAGACTGCTGTTGATGTCTTCCAGGTACCTATTTTGATCATCCGTGCGAACATGTCGCATGGGCACCGCAGCCACGTCGATGCCGATCCGGGTGTAGATCGAGGAGATGATCGATCGCTCGTTCGAGAAGCGCGGACGCATCCGATCGGGACGCCCACCGAAGTAAGATCCTCCGGCTTGCACTTCAATCGGACGGTTTCTCGCGCTATCGCTGTCGATGAACGCGTTCCAGGCGTGGATCAACCTGGATCCGAACTTTGCCACTCATCACCTCCTCTCTCATCCGGTTCTTGGCCAGATCTGACCAATGGTGGGTTCCAGGTATGGACCCGCCGGAGACAATGCTCCGACGATGACGCCACCTGGTTGGATACCGCCGACCCGATACGGCAGCTCCCCGTCCGCATCGGTGATCGTGGTAAGAAAGCCCCACGCCACCGGAGGAACCGGGAAACGGTTGATGCGGTTGGCTCCCGCGATGCCAGGCATCACCACGGTCTCGTACGGCGTATCCAGTCCCCCCAGCGTGGGCAACGGGGTGACGAACTCGAGATCGTTGATGACGACCGTCGTGGCCATCGGGCCGAATTGAGCCATTACGAAGCCGCGACTCCGGTATCCCACATGCGCGGGTCACTGGGCAGGAACGGCACCCACAGCCGTCCGTCGAGCGCGTAGGCATCGCCGAATGCGAAGCCGACCGGCGCCGACTGGTTGGTCACCCGCCAGCGCTTCTGCTTCCCCAGCGCCCAGCCCATGATCGCCTGGTATCCCGGCTGCCCCGGCCAGGAG